TGCCGAGTATTCAGATGCCGGCGCTGCTGGCGCAGGGCGCTATCCTCGGTATCTTTATCGGCGCGCTGCTGTGGCTCCCCCGCGCGCGCGGCGGCGGGGGCGGCGCGCGTGCGATCAGCATCATCAGCCAGAGAAGGGGAACCGCAGCCCAAATCATCAGCGGCACATGCACCAGCAGCTCGCAGTAGCCGCAGGCAACGCCCTCTTCGCCCGACATCATATGGCCGGGAGGCATCATGGCGTCGTCCATGTGATGCATCATCGGCATGGCGTCGCCGCTGTGCGACGTTATCATCGGGGCGGCCATCGTACCGCCATGGCGCGCCATCAGATCCTTCGACACCACGGGCGCGACAAACAGCAGCAGCACCGCCAGGATAGCCAGGCAGGCGCTGAGTCGCTGTTGCAACGGGGTGAAAAAGGTCATGAAAACATCACTGGCTGGTAAACGTCAGGCGCTATTTTACCGCGTTCCGGGTCTGAACGGGGCTAATTCTGTAAAAATTCTCAGGCGATACCTGTACAGCCTGACGTCCGCTGCGCGTGCGCTAGAAAACCGAGCTGCCAAGGCGATCGCTAAGCAGCTCCAGCGCGGCGGTGCCTGCCAGCGAATTGCCGATGGCGTCCAGACCCGGCGACCAGACCGCAATGCTCATTTTATTGGGGATAACAGCGATAATGCCGCCGCCGACGCCCGACTTCGCCGGCATGCCGACGCGCCATGCGAACTCGCCCGCGCCGTCATACATGCCGCTGGTGATCATCAGCGCGTTAATCTGTCTCGCCTGGCGCGGAGTGATCATCTGCGCGCCATCCGCCGTTTTGCCCTGGTTCGCCAGATAAACGAAGCTGCGTGCCAGCTCGACGCAGTTCATCGAGAGCGAGCAGAATTGACGTAGAAAGTTGTAATAAATACAGAGGGTTGCGGTTAAGCGGTTTTCTTGTGGGGCATGGGTGGGGCATTTTGTGAAAAATCAGCGTTCAGGATAGCGACCTGATCGTGATTATTCTCGGTCATCCATTTACCGTAAACGTTGTAAAGCATCTGCGCCGAAGAGTGGCCCATCTGGTGAGCAACAAAGTTAGGGTTGGCTCCTGCCGCAAGTGCCCAGCACGCAAAAGTATGCCTCGTTTCATATGACTTCCTCATCCTTACGCCTGCCTTCCTGAGCATCGTTCGCCATGCAGCGTTTATTGTCCCTGATGTGTACCAGTCTGCTGTTCCTCCGTTGCGGGTTGTGATCCTCGGAGAGAACACGAAAGTACACAGGTCAGTTCGCGTCGTCTCCTTCTGCCGTAGATGAATTGTTACCTCATGCTGTTGACCCATTCTCGTCAGCGCCATCTGTGACTTCAGCGCCTCAATGGCAGGGGCAGTCAGCTGAATGGTCCTGATGCCGGAGTCTGTTTTCGGCGGGTTGAAGTAATTCGTCATCGACTGCCCGCGCACTATCTTCACCGTCCAGTCCACAGTATCGATATCTTCCCATGCCAGAGAGATAATCTCGCCATGCCTCATGCCGGTATTAACGGCAAATATGATGAGATTTGTCATCTGCTCGGTGGGAGAGGCGGCAATCACCCTTGCGTACTCATCACGCGTTAGCGGGTCAGGGTCGGGTCTGGATTTTTTCAGCGGTGCAAAAGTCTCCATCGGGTTTCTCTGCACATAGCCATTTGCGGCGGCAAACGAAAACATTCCCTTCAGGCAGGCGAAGTATGAATTCACCGTTGGCACCGTTCTGCCTCTTCCGGACGGTGCCGGGTTTCTTCCTCGCGGTCGCTGTATCCCCGTCAGCATCTCCTTTCTTGCAATCAGTATGTCTTCCTGTGTCACCGAGTCAGCCATCTTTTCATGACCGATCACATCCAGGCACGAACCGATATATGACCTGTAATGCCTGAGTGCGTTTGCGGTAAGGTCCATTTCCTTCACTGAAAGCCATTTGTTGGCCAGCTCTGCCAGTGTCACCAGTCTTCTCTTTACGCCATATTTCCCGGCGTTCGGGGAGTCAGGAAACTGATCCGGATAACTGAAGTTGCCGGTCTTTACCTGATAACAAACTGAGGCTCTCAGCTCTCCTGCTGCCTTCCTGTTCTTTGGGGTATCAGGCAACCCCAGACTCTCCCTGACTCGCTTCCCTTTATAGATGAACCATATGCGCAGAAACCCTCCGTGGTTTTCTACGCCTGTGGGGTATTTAGCCATCACTGCTCCTCGTTGTTGAAAGGGAGTCCATTTAAGCAGAAATGCGGCGGCGGATCGCCGGGCGCTGTTTCTCAATCCATTTATTTATTTCTGGCAGGCAGTACATGATCGGGCTGTTTTCTTTCGGCGAGAGGTCGGGAGCCACGTGGCGATACTCCTTCCCCTCAAGCCAGGTTGACCGGCGCGCGTGCTGAATCATGTGCTTGGTCATGCCGGTTACTGTGGTAAGAACGGCCTCGGAAACCCATTTATTGGGCATCAGCTGAATTACGTTTTCCATATCTACTCCTTATCCGGCCAGTACCAGGCCACGGCTAAGCAAATAAAAAAGGCGAGCCACAGAGTGAACTCGCCGGGGGAGATGTCGTGGATGGTGCTCACAGCCATTCGCCCACGCTAGCGGCGAGGTGCGTGATAGCCTTTCTTGTAAGGCTCATGATGTTTGGGTCATCTATCTCCACCGTAAAGCTGCATGCACAAGCCGGCTCGGTTACAAGGATTAACTTCGGGCCGTAGTGAATGCTCATATCCATCTGTCTGGCCAGTTGAAAGGCGTCGACGTTCATTCTCAGGGGGTTCCATGGCGTGTAAACCACAGGGTCGATAAGTATGCTTCCTTGCTCATCGAATCCGAATGTACGATGCCCTGCAGCCTTAGCCGCCAGCTCTAATACCTCTTCGTCAGACATAACAACTCCTCACGCAGAGCGCGATAGGGTTAATGGGTAGGGGAATTAGTGGCTGGCGTGCTGCTCGCGTTCTTTCTTAGTTGCGTATCGCCAGGTGAAGCCACGATGCGATTTTGCACGACCGCTAATCGCTTCTTTAATGCCTGAGCGGTGAAAGCCCGGCGCGTAATATGCCGAACGGAAATACACCTGTTCGCCTGTTTCTTTATGCGTGCCGATAACGGCCATCTGACGAGAAGGAATCTCTTTCATCTGGATAACTCCTTGTCTATCTTTCGAACGTAATACGTCAGCCATGCCTTTGGCCTGAAGGTATCGGGTGGCAGGCATTGAATGGTTTTGGAGTGGTGATCGAGGATTTGAGTAATGATGCGGTCGTGTTCAGACTTGGGCCGGCCGTCGATGGCCTTGATGATTTCAGCTCTGCACTTCCTTGCTACGGAGCGAATGGCATTCTCCGCCGCCAGTGCGTCCAGCTTTTGACGCAGGGCGGCTATCTCCTGCTTCAGGTCATCTATATTTTCCATTTAAACCCCCTTGAACTCACCATGAAGATTTGATGCTGCCGCACAGTAGGCTGAGTAAGCCTCTTGCGGAGTTGAGAAATATCCAAGACCGTAGCTTTTCCCTTGCCTACCAATGCGAGCCATCCATTTGCCGCTTTTCTTGTGCAGATAAACACCTTTGTAACCAGATGAGTTATTCCGGTTCATTCCTCGGTTGCATTGGTTATCAGACTTAGAGCAATCACGAAGGTTTTCAATTCGGTTGTCTGTTTTTACGCCGTTAATGTGGTCGATTTCCCCGGTCGGCCAAGTTCCATAAAAAAGGAACCAAGCCATCCTATGAGCCTGTATCCTCCTGCCTAGTACCTTTACTTGCAGATGGCCTGTGCCACAGGTGGTCTCCGCTCTTTGGCCAGGAGTGTCTCGCTTCCTCTTTGTTACCATGCGATATATTTCTCCGGTCTCTGCGCTGTAACTGAAGCAACGCAGAATCTCTGATGAATAATCTACTTCACTCATCTGTCATCTCCTGTGCCGCTGAGCGGCGAAATAGTTAGTCCTGCACCACAGCGCCAAACCTCCCGCGCCGCTCTGTCGTGTAATCCATCCACAGCACGCCCGGCTTCGTGACGATGATGCGGGGAAGGGGAGGGCGCACAGCCGTCTCTCTGGCTACCTGCCGCAACCGGCGCTCTTCCATGAGCTGATACTTTCTTACCGGCGTTAATCTGCGCTCGTGCTCCTCACCTCTCCTCGCCGCCTGCGCTGCTTCCTGTGCAGCTAAGGCGACCTGCTGACACTTCCTCTGATGCGGCGTCATCTGCTCTGTACGCCACAGAAACCTTTCCTTTTGTATTTCTGACAGACGTGCGTAATGCGCCGATTCGAGCGGTGTTAAAGTCATACAGGTGCCTTAGTAGAGGGTTAAATCAGAAGGGGATTTCGGGATCGTAATCAGGTTCGGTAGATTGACCACGCTGCGGCTGCGGCCGACTCTGCTGCTGGCCGTTCTGCTTTGGCGGCAGGTCGATGTCTCGCACGAGGATGGTTGGAATCGAGGCTTTGCTGCCGTCGTTCTTGTCCCACTCCTCAATGACGAACTCGCCGGTCACGGTGACCTTTGCTCCTTTCAGAATGGCTGCTGACAACTTCTCAGCCATGGCGCCGAACATCTTGCATTGCAGCCAGGACGTTTTCTCGTTGTCGCCAAATCCTGACTTGGCCGGCAGAGAGAATGTCGCGATATGCTTACCATTTGGAGTGACGCGCAGGACAGCGTCTTTCCCTACGTTGCCTGCGATTGTGATCGTGTTGATTGGCATTAGGCTGTTTTCCCCTTAACTTCAATTGCGTTGTGATTGTAGAATTCGCCATCAATTTGTTTTGCAAAGCTGTTTCTTGCAGCGGCCGCTTCTTCTTTAGTTTTGAAGCATCCCAAGTGATGGTATTTACCGTGCCGCTGAATCTCAGCCCTCCATGTGCCTACACAAGTTTTAGAAACGCCGCGGTATCCAGATGAGTTATTTGAATAAGCTCCAGTGTTTGTTGCGTTCTGTTGCCTACTGGCGTTTCGGAGATTGCACCACCTGTTATCCGAACGATCTCCGTTTATGTGATCCACTTCATCTGGCCATTCTTTTTTCATATAAAAATATGCCAGACGATGCCCGTAATACTTTCTCCCATCCACGGCAATGTAGACATAACCAGCTGGCATAAGAGCGCCGGCTATAGAGCCATGCTTTACGCCACGCCTTTTTTTAATGTGTCTAAAATGACCTGAATCAGGATCGTAACTGAGTAATTCAAGAAGACGCTCATGCGCTAACATGGCTTAACTCCTCAAGCCGTATATCGTAAACATCTTTTGCCTTGGCTTGCTCTTCAGCCCCTTCAAGCATCTTCCATGCTTTTGCAAAAGCCTGTTTAAGCTCCTCAACACTCTCTTTTTTCCCTGCTGCTTCGGTGAAAGCCTTGAGGACGGCTTCTGGTGTCGGTGCTGGTTTCTGCTGCGGTGCAACGTGGTGAACTTCTGCATCGGCATCGATAGCTGTCTCTTCCGTTGGGATGCAGAACGCCTGAAACGCGGCATATTTGTAGGCGATAGACATAGCCTTGTTCGTTGCCTTGTCACCGCTATCCATCGCCTCGCCATAAGTCACTACCGTGTGGGTGCTGCCGTCTTCCGTGGCAACGAAATCGAACTCAGCCTTAACGACGACATAAAACAAGACTCCGCCTTTCTGCGTGGTTCGCTCAGTCACCGTGCGCTCTGTAATGCGCGGGAGGATGAGCAGTCCATGCTTGACCAGTGCCGGCGCCAGCGCGTTATAAACTGCGTCGATGCCGCGGAACATGAATCCCTGCTGCGAGTTGCGACTGTCTTTCCGTATTCCTTGCTCAGCCAGCTCCTTAGCCACGGAGCTGATAGCCTTATAAACGCTCATATGTCATCCCCATTCGTGCCGCCTGCTGTTCCGTACGGTAATCAGCAATCGCGTCCTGTGCGGCTTGCTCTGGTGTCATCTGGTCGAGCACAGGCTCTAAGATGGCCTTCATCATCTCGATGAAATACATATCCGGGTCAATCATGCTGCGTGCTCCTGACGAATCGTGTAACCCTGCTCTGTAAGCCACTCCATTACGTCTTTGATGTCGAACTGGTTGAGTAGCTGCTTGCCGTTGAAGTCGAGCAGAGATACTTCATCAGCTTCGATAACCATCATGCCGGGACGATATCCGGCGCGAGTTTTGAGCTCGCCGCACTCGATTTTCAGCTTCATCTCTTAACCCTCAGGCCTAGTTTCTGCAGGAGCATGCGGGTGAAGTCGAAGCCTGCCAGTCGATCTTCTTCCCGGCGCTGACGCTCCAGCTCTTCCTGCTGCTTGCGATACTGCTCAACTGCTGCCGGCGCGTTCATTGCGGATTACCAGGCTGTGTTACTGACTGAATCAGGCGCTCTACAAGCTTCTGTAAGCGGCTCTTCGGCTTCCACGACATAACGTCGGCGCCGGTTAATTTGAATGCGAACATGGTGTTTTGTGGGCGAGCCACGATGGCATCGCCCGCGATTGCATATGACATCGTGGGTTCCTGTTATTTTAATGAGAATTTGCCTTGATAAAGCTCGGCCGCTTTTAGATAGGCTTGATTAGCTTCTTCCGCGGTATTGTGATACCCGAGAGAAATTCGTTTATGATTGATGGTTATTTGGGATAAATACTTTCCTTCTCTTTGCGAGAAGTGAACCCCTTTAAATCCGGTCTTATTATTCTTTGAAACTCCCTGGTTGTGGTGATTCTGAAATTTTGTGGCCAGTCTTAAATTTGAGATGCGATTGTCAGATGGCTTTCTATTTATATGATCAATATCTAAGTCAGGCTCTGAACCATAGAAGTAATACCAAGCCAACCGATGTGCTCTGTATCTTTTTTTGCTAATGGTTATTGAGACATATCCCTTAGGGTCAATAGTGCCAGCCACCGCTCCTTTCTTACGCACCCCGCGAGTCACTCGCCAAAAAAACACCCCTGTCTTTTCATTATAAAAAAGCAAATCTCTGATTAGATTGAGAGGAGGCATTCTTTACCCTCGCTTTGTTTTTGAAAAAAAGTTGGGCGCCATTGCGGCGCCCATAGGGAATGCTACTGTCTGGTTATTTCAAGCCCTCTAAAGGCGTTGGTGACTAGCACCTCAAAGCCGTCTTAGCAGACAGCTTTACGGTGTCAATCAGTTGGCGGTTCAGGTAATGGCATCCAGTGGGTTGCGCCATAAACAATTCCCCGCTGATCCTCAAATCGAGGGGTGCGACCTTTCTCCGTTTTTGCGCCTGACCACTGTCGATAAGTTGCGCTTTGAACGTACTTTCCATGCAGAGCTACTAGCACACGGGCGTCAATTCCAGGCATGCTCTCACTGCACTTTATCCACTCCATCCTCTCTCTCCTGTAGTGGTTACTGGCCCGATGCTCGATCGATGCGCTCAATTTCCGCGATGATAAGTGCTGCTGCTCGTACTAAATCCTGACGAGGTGATTTGGGCTTCCAGTATTCTTCATCCCAGGGCCAGCTATCTGGAACAGGTTCGCATTGGTAATCTTCCGGATTGCTACCGAACACCCATGATCGACCGTTAACATGCCGTGCATAGCACGCCGCTGCGCCCGCCAGCTCTCCGTGCGTGTAGTTGTCGTCACCCTCATTGGTGTAACCCTCAATCAAATACTGCCTCTGACGCTCATTCACAACATCTTCAATTGCTTTGCTCATTCACCCTCCTAAATAACCCGCCACCATAAGCGCCCCGGTGACTATCCAGCAGATAATCCAGTCTGTGTTGCTCATTGTGGGCTCCAGTAAAAAGGCCTTACAGGCCCGTATTTGAAAATTTTCCGTGAAGTCTCTCAGATGCCTCCGAGTAAGCCTTGTGGGCCTCCTCAGGCGTTTTGAATTCGCCCAGTGGAATCTTTACACCGTGGCATTTGATCGTGGCTTTCCACTTCTTCGTTTGCTTGTTGAAGCCAACACCTTTATATCCAGAGGTGTTATTTTTCTGCGCAACACGATTCCACATGTTTTCCTGATTGGTAGCAGCTCGAAGGTTATTTTTGCTGTTATCGCTTTTGACATTGTTGATGTGATCAACGCATTCCTTAGGCCACTCACCGTACATGTATAGCCAGGCAAGACGGTGCGCGGCATAAAGAATTGCATCAACCCTGATATAAACGTATCCGTCCTGACGGATGTACCCGGCCACATCTCCGGGGAACTTCCATCCCTTCTGAATCTTCCAGCAAAACACCCCGGTTTCTTCGTCGTAGGTGAGTTGCTCCCTAAGTCGGGCTGCCGTGATTCTGCTCTGGTTCATAGATAGTTACCGTGCCGTTACGATGTCTTTAGATTTGCGATAGCCAGCTGCGTAGATGGAAACTTGCGGCAGGCACATGCCGTTTTCGATTTGGCCGCCGACATACTTCTCAGCGCCCGCCAGAATCTGCTTGTGATACTCCGTCTCTGTTTCTACAGCCTTGACTACGCGGTCAGCTGCCGGCCGTTTGCAGGCAATCTCAGCGCGGCTCAGTTCCACGCGACGCTGCGGCGCTTCCTGACTAAATGCGCTCGCCAGAATCGCTTCAATCTCACGCGCCTTAATAGCCTCTTCAGCCCGGCGAGCGTTGCGGCGTGACTTCGCGTTATCTTTTCCAACAGGGTTAAGTGATTTGCCATAGACGATGTTCGCCATAAATCCTCCGGTTAGTTACTGGCTGCACTGTCGCAACAATGCACTCAGTAACCACTGTTTGAGTTCGGTGCGTTCTCGGCACCTTCCGTAGAGCTTCCCGCTCGTTGTTACAAAGAGCTGCTATCCGTTTCGTACTGCGCCAGCGTCCTGCTGATGGAGAGATATTCACATATTGTGATTTAATGGTCAATCACAAATTGTGTATAAATTTAATATGACACGCTATGTGTGTGATTTTTTTGTGTATTTATTTTTCTACAGCCGCAAAAAACCCGTACAGCGTTCGACTCAGTGCTAAGATTTCATGGCTTAACAGGAGGAGGTTGGTGGCATGAGAAACAAAGATGTGGCTGACTTGCACAGGAAGATGATGCCTGAGGTGGGAGAGGTTCTTGGTAGGGGGACTATGGAGCTGCTGAGGGAGGGGCGGGCGATAACTAATCTGGCAATAAAGGAGAAGATAACAGGTCTTTATGCTGATAAAGCAGATGACATAGTAGTGCAGATGGCGCTGGCTCTGCTGTCGACGACGCACTGACGGTGCAGGTCAGGATTGCGGGCAAAAAAAACCGCCAGACCAGCGCTGGCGGTAACTTGTCGAGCAACAAGCAAAGTGATGGATATATTTCACTTTCATTATTGGCCGATATTTTTTTACCTGCAAGCGTAAGCGGCAAAAAAAGCCCGCACACGGCGGGCAAGAGTGATGCGGACAATCAGCTTGTTCCGGCCCTGAGGCCGTGTCTCTCTGGACATTAGTGTTATCGGCACGGCAGGAGATAGCTTTAGGGGTGGGCATGAAAAACCCGGTGCGGTGGCGGGTGCAGGAGTGGCAACGAGTTCACCATTGGTAAACCGTTTACCATTAATGACATCGTTAACCATAGGGATCGGTGTGGCGGGCAAAACTGAAGGTATTGAGATCTTCTACTGGTATATCAACGAGATAGGGTGGCGGTCATATGGGGATCGGCGCAATAAAAAACCCGGCGCTGTGGCCGGGTTTATTTGCAGTGTTGGCGATAAAACTTTAGCACCTTGTTAGGTGTAAAATCAGAAGATTCGAATCCTGATAGTACACGCTGAAAAACGCTTTCTTCCATATCAGCGTGTTTTTCCAATTCTCCGCTTTCTTCCCTAGAAACCACATTAGGGACTTTCCATACAATAGCATCGGCATAGAAAACATAACTGTCATGATGCACAAATGGGTGCTCTCCAGCACGTAAAATACATGCTGGATCGTGGTGTACTGGAGCCGGATATACCGTGGTGATATTAACGACCAGTACGCATTCGCAACCATGGACAGGATGGTACACTGGATCGTTACAAATGATATGTAGATGTTTAGACCCACCAACAGGGGCCAATACGGTGCCTTTCCTGTATGGTGAGTAAACTGTCATGCTAGCTCACTGCTGAATTTTTTGAGTTGGTCGCGCGCTCTCATTCTATCAAGGAGAGCTTCGGCTTCCGCTTCAGATTTCCCGCCAGCCATGAAAATGGATTTTGGATTGATCGCAACAGACGACCCGTGAGGATCTTGCCACTCAGAACAAATTCGGTGCGTTAATTCACAAAGCTCAAAGCGCTTATAATGACCAAACTCTGAGAAAACTTTATCCAGAATTTTTATATCAGCTCGGCTTAGCTCATCGAAAGCATCATCGTCTTCAAGCCCATGAACTGGCTTTTTGACTGAAACCTCATAATTCGATTCACCTTTTATCCAGTCATCCCAAGGTGATTCTTCAAGAGGGCTGCCTGACTTAAGCAGGTCATAGGTTCGTGACAATACAGGACCATTGTTCATGGACACTGCGCGGTCACCAGTCATTGAGTCGCCATAACTGATCATATACTCACGATCAGCCAGGTAAAGCAGTTTCATGAGTTTGATATATGCCATGCGCCCACCACGTTTCAACAGTAGGTAACCAGCCATTTGAGCTGCTTTATTTTCGCTGTACATACTCAACCTCCCAGACTACCTAATTAGTAATCTCAAGTGTGATTATGAATACAAGTGATGCTGTAGTCAATCAGGCTTATTGGCCTGTAACCCTTCAGCCTCATTTTACCCAAACGTATCTTCCGGCCTAAGCACCTGGCATCCAGGCGCCGCTGGCAATGAACCATACCAGGAGTGCTATCCCTGCTATCCCACAAACAGCAGGGAAGATGTATCCAATCTTCATTTCATCACCCAAACGTCTCTTCCGGCCACTGAGCCTTAACCACCTTGCCAATGATGCGGATACTGTGGTCGCAGTCCAGAATCCTGTATGCAGGGTTCAGCGGCACCAGGTAACTAACGCCACTGTCCAGCTCGTACTTCTTGAACGTTACTTCTGAGTCACCGTTCGCAGATGCAATACAGAAATCACCCGACTCTACCGGTTCAGCCGGATCAATCAGTATCAGCATCCCTTCAGGAAAGCTCGGGCGCACACCCTGTGGTGCCGTCATTGAATGTCCCTTTACCTCAAGCCAGAACGCTTTCTCACTGGCTTTCTTCGTCGTTGGCACCCATGCCTTAGCGTCACTGGCCGTGTAGCTGCCGACCTCGGCAAATGGGCCAGCCTGGACGTGCGCGAACAATGGATATTCATATTGTTTGAAAACTGAATCAGACTCATCACCAAACATGATCTTGGCTGGTGATACGCCAAGGGCAGAACCAAGGATTACCGCGTCGTCAGCACTTACCTTACGTGTGCCTAACTCATAATTCCCCAGACGAGACGGAGCCGCCCAACCGCAAAGTTTGGCTAGCTGTACCTGGCTAAGTCCTTTTGCTTCACGCAGGGACTTAATCCTTTCCCCGATTAATTCATGCATTGTTTTCATCCAATAAATTTACCACGGTTCGTGATTGCACTCCGTACACGAATTGAGGTTGACTGTTAATCACATTTTGTGTGTAATGGTGTTCTGTTTAACGCCAAGGAGAACGCAATGAACAACATTGCACAGCAGCGAAAGAAAATCGGAGTTTCGCAGGCTGTTCTTGCTTCGGCGATTGGTTGGGGACAGTCACGAATTGCCAACTATGAGCTGAATATCCGTACCCCTGGACTCAACGATTGTCGACTGATTGTTGAAGGCCTAAAGAAGCTGGGATGCCATTGTTCTCTAGATGATGTTTTCCCACCTTCAAAAAGTAAAGCCGCTTAGCAGTACCCGCTCTTTTTACAACGGACATGAAGTCCTACGGAAGCCACCGAGAACGTGGCGACTAACTCAAACGAAACAACAAAACGTTCGTGGCAATAGCTGCGGCTTTGTCACGTCTGAACAACAACTTATCACCAAGGAATCATACGAAATGGATCATGCAAAGAAACGCAACGAGGCATTGCGCATTGAAAGCGCCTTGCTCAACAAAATCGCCCTGTTAGGCACTGAAAAGACAGCAGCTGCTGTTGGTGTCGATAAGGCGCAGATAAGCCGCTGGAAACGAGACTGGATACCGAAGTTCTCGATGCTTCTGGCAGTACTGGAATGGGGTGTCGTGGATGACGAGATGGCTCATTTAGCCCGGCAGGTGGCGCAGCTTCTCGCAAAAGGAAACGCCCCAAAGAGCAATGAACTCTTTGAGGCGTAGGGTGGGGCAACAACCACGATGCATATCCCGGAGATGATTATGCCAAAGAAACACGTTTTACGCCAGGCAGAAATGCGCAAAAACCTTGCCCGCATCGAGTTCTGCAAAGGCTTCAACCCGACTGTCGCGGAGAAACTGAAGCACATTCTGGAAGAGGCCAAAGCGAAGGAGAAGGGCAAATGAGTAACGTTAAAGATTTCGAGCTTTTCAAAGCTAAGGCGCGGGAAGAAGTTAAACGCTGTCCATCAGAAGCTGGGTACGTGTTTTTACCTAATAGCTTTATGGATGAGCTACTTAAATGTGATTTCTCGGTGGATCAATTTAACGAAATCCTCCGAATTTTTGACCCGCGCAGGAGCATGAAATGACAACCGCCAGATTATACGATTTCAGCGCTGCACATGAGCGCAGGAGTTCACGGATGGAAAACCAAAAGCAGGGGCATTTTGCCCTGTTCAGGAGCCTTCTGTCTAAGGATTGGGCCAAAGACACAGCCAAGCTAGCCATGTGGATACGCCTTATCGGTGATGCTGCTTATAGGCCTCGTACAGTGGAGTTTGCCGGTAAGACATGGAATCTTCAGCCCGGCGAGCTTGTAACGACAGCGGCGATTATGGCGAGAAAATTACGCGATCAGGATGACAAGGAAAAGAGTCCGCAGGCTGTTACCCGGATGCTTAACTTCTTCGCCAGAGAGGGAATGATAACCACAAAAGGAACTCGTTTCGGAACAGTGGTTTGCATAACAAATTACGCAGAATATCAGGCTGTTTTACCCGATGAACCTCGCGAAAGACCTCGCGATAACATCAAACCCAGTGCTGGCGCGGCTTCAAGGGCTGTACCCGATGAACCTCGCGATGAACCATCCGATGAACAGAACAAGAAGTTACTAGAACAAGAATTAAATAATACCCCTATATCCCCTGAAGGGGACTCGTCTGATAAGCCTGAAAAGAAAAAGCGAAAACCTTCTGAGCCCTTTGAATTCGACCGAGAGCGATTCAAGGCAACGTGGAACCGCAAAGCTCAACAGTACGGTCTGCCTCGCGTGATAAGCATCAGCAAAACCACCCTTGCTGGAATTAAGCGACTCTACGAATCACACCTCGAGCACTGCAAAGAGACCAAGCGTCCGCCTCAGAACGTTGACACGTTCATCAATGGTTATATCGAGTTTGGTTACACGCCTTCCGATTATGCCTGCGGGAAAAACGATGCTGGCAAAAAATACGGCATCGATACTGCTCTAACTCAGAAGATGATCGACAAAATCATCAGCCAGGAGGAATGACATGGAAAGCCTCGATTACGAAGAGCAGCTGATCGGCGCAATGCTCATCAAGGGAGACCATATCGACTGCCGTGACATTGCCAGCAAGCTCCCGGTGGCGGCATTCGCCAATCACCACCTGCGCAGCATGTATCAGGCAATCGTCACCCTGCTGGACAAAGCTGAGCCAATCGACCCGTTTACTGTTCGTGACTCCATCCCGCAGGAGAGCCGTGATTACGTGCTGAGCATCGCGACAGCCTGTAAGAGTGCCGCGAACATCAAGGCATGGGCCAAGAAGGTTCGCCAGTGCTGGATGCTTCGCAAAGGCGCTGAAGAGCTGACAAGGGCAGCACAGCTGCTTGCCAGCGCTACACCGCATAACCTGAACGAAAGCATTGCCGAAGCTGCGCGCCTTGCCTCAAAGCTCCAGCTGGAAACCAACGACAAACTTCCTCGCCGCATTGGAGACATGATTCAGGACTACCTGAATGTGCTGGAAGATCGCATGAGGGGCGCTGAGTCTGGTTTGTATCTTCAGACTGGCATTGAGGCGCTGGACAACGAGTATGGCGGCTTCGACCGCACCGACCTGATTATCATCGCTGGTCGTCCCGGCATGGGCAAGACAGAGCTGGCTATCAACATCGCTAACTCAATCGGCCGGCAAAAGGGAACAGGGCTGCTTATCTCAATGGAGATGTCAGAGACGCAGGTAGTGGAGCGCCACATCGCTGACCGTGGCGGGCTGTCAATTGGAACGCTGCGCAACCCGCTGGGCATGACTCAGGAGGATTACACCCGACTGACGACTGCAACCGGCACCCTGCTTGATGAAAACAACCATGCTCTGGTTGGCTCGTTCACCATCGACGAAATTATCAGCCAGGCGGAGCGCATGAACATGGATGGCGGCCTGAGCTTTCTGGCTATCGACTACCTGACCCTTATCGACATGCCGAAAGCTGAGCGTGCAGACCTCGCGATTGCAGAAGTCACCCGTAAGCTGAAGCAGTTCTGCCTGCGCAACAAGGTTCCCGTGGTGCTGCTGGCCCAGCTCAACCGCAACGTTGACGGGCGAGGCGACAAGCGGCCAAACATGGGCGATCTGGCAGGCTCCAGCTCAATCGAAAAGGACGCAGACGTCATCATCTTCCCGTACCGCGATGAGGTCTACAACGACAACACCGACCTTAAAGGTCTGGCAGAAATCATCATCGGCAAATACCGCTCCGGCCAGCCAAAGACGTTCTACATGGGCTGGAAGAATGGTCACTTCGTCAACATCGACCAGGAAACAGCGGCGCGTCAGTATTCCGACAACAAGAACAAAGAGCAGCCGGCCAACGACTGGCGCTATGGAGGCAGCAATGGCTAATCGAACCAAAGAAGACCAGATGGCACTCGAAAGAGCAAAAGCGATGTTTTACCGGATCGCAGCAGAGCTAACTCTGGTCACAGCTGAAAACGAAGATGAGCAACTGCGGCTCGACAGTGCGCGCAGGATGGCCGCTGACAATGCGTTGCGACTTGAAGACCATCTGAGGGGATTCTGATGGAAAAGGTATACGACATCGATTCAATGGTGGCCGGCATCATGGCTTTCGTTCATGCAGCCAGACAGCAACGCGCATCGGACGATAATCCAAAGGATGTGACAGAAATCTACATGAGCGCAGGCTTCGACGTGGCTATCGAATTAGCTGAGAAATGCGCAGAGGCAATCGCAGCGCAGAAAGGAGCCACCAAATGAACAAGCTAACCGCTAAGAAGTGCAGAGAGCAGTTTGAACACTGGATTAATTTATTTGGGGCGCCGAATCTAACAAGAGCGAATGGTGGAGCGAATTACGCAGATGGCGATGTTGATATGGCATGGATAGCGTGGAAAGCATCACGCGACACCCTTGAGATTGCGCTGGCAGTACTGGAGCGGCAGGAACGCGAGCGAGGAGAGGAAGAATGATGACAGCTATCAAAATCTCCATAGTGTGGATTCCATTAAGCCTGATGTTTTTCATCGCCCAGTATGGCGGCGATTCCCACCTTCAGCCGTGGCAGGCCATCGTAATGATTGGTCCCGCTCTACTGCTCGCGAGTATTGAGTTGATTAAATCCCTGATGGAGTCCAGTCGATGAGCGACAAAGATGAGCTGGAGCGGCAGCAGAGAGAGCTATTCGCTGAGAGCTTCGAAGATCACACCGGCTGGCATCCGGACGACTATCCAAGCCCGGACATTGTCGAAACCAGCTGGGAGATTTGGCGAGATGGATGGCAAGCAGCGTTAAGCAGCAAGCAGGAGGAGGAATGAGCCATAAGCCACATTACCGCTGTGATCGCTGCGGAATGGAGAAGCCACCTGAGCGATACCGAGAAGGGCAACCATGGTGGAACAAGTGGTGCATTCGCTGTGAGGCATCTCCTGTAGGGCAGTTCCCGATCCCGGAAACAGATGAACACCGGAGGAAACCATGAACAACGTAATCCCCCTCAAGAAATCTACCTATCTCCTGCCAGATGACGAATTCGAAGCCCTGCTGCAGGAAGTAATCATCCACGGCCGCAAGTTCCACGACTTCACCTGCTACCCCGCGGTGATGCGCAAGGTGCTGGGCGACGCACTGAAGAGAGACAAGCGCGATGGAGAAACAGACATATCTGCTTCGTAACAGCAGCGTCAAACAGAACTGCATAACCGCCATCCAGCAACTCCCCACCGATTCAGACCGACCCCTGCAAATAACCATCCAGGAAGACACCAGAAGCCTTGCGCAAAACCGCATGCTATGGGCCTGCCTGCATGACGTATCGAGCCAGGTGGTCTGGTACGGGAAGAAACTCGACTCTGAGAGCTGGAAGCATATTTTCAGCGCCAGCCTGAAAGGGCAGGAGACGGTGCCCGGCATCAATGGAGGCTTCGTAATCCTCGGTCAGTCAACCAGCAAAATGCGGGTCAGCGAGATGCGCGACCTCATCACAATTATCCATGCCTTCGGCGCAGAGCAGAACGTCAGGTTCAGCGATGAATCCGCGCGCGCTGCCGAGTGGGCAAACAGGTTCGGGAGAGCAGCATGAGCGAGAAAACCGTAATTGACGTGCAGATTGATATGTTAGTTGCCCTCATGAAGTCGGAAGGTCCAATGACAAACACCGAAATTTCGCTGTACTTTGCAGGCGCAGGGGTAACTGGAAAGTCTTCACGCAGCAACATTATCTCGACAGCGTTTAAGCGTGGCATCACACGCCGCAAGAAGGTTAAGGGCAGCAATTGCTACGAGTACCGCCTTGCGTACCGCTATCCGAAGTTCGGCATCTCATACGAGGAAACTCCGAGAAACCAGAGGCCGCAAGAAGATATCGTCGCGAAGTGCAAGAGAACCAGCAACGTCTGGCAGTTTGACCAGCTGTTGAAATCTGCGAGAGGTGGACATGCGCCGGCAAATTAGCATCACCTTCTTAGCCTGTGAACACGCCAAACTGAAGTATCCCCGCCAGAAACGCCGCAACCACAAAATCCCGAATGAATCTGAAGTGACAACCAGCGATTACCTCGCACGGTTGCGCCGGGCTGTGGCTGACAGAACGAGGAAGACGATATGAAAATAAAAACCTACGGCTTTGACAGGCACAAGCTAACCGCGCTGACTTATGACGAGCTGGAAACGCTGATGCAGCAAGTCACTGAAGAGCATGCGTGCAACGATGGTATTTACCTGGTAGACGCCAAAGGGCGGAAGAAAATTGATGCTATCGGCTGGGCTGTTTACTACAAAAACAAAAAGGATGCCGACAATGCCGCGTGAACGCTGCCACCGCTGCTACACCATCCTCACAAGCGAGGATAAACATCACTACGGCATAAGCTGCGAAAACTGCCAATGCGATATGGAGTGGGAAGACCATGAAAGAGACCAGCCAATCAAGTCAGCATACTGGCGCTGGCGAGCCATCTGCTTCTGTATGCGCTTTCTGTCAGGAATTGCTGGCGCCGGCCGAAACATATTGCTGTGCAAAATGCTTCAAAAGAATCAGCCGAGTAATAGGCAGAGCAAAGGGAAAAATGAGTCGAGGGTAGGATGAGAAAATCCAAAACGTCACCTAAATGCCTCCCGTCAATTAAAAGGTTAAACGAATGCTTCTCTTACAACCCTGAATCGGGGGAGCTTGTTAGAAAACTACGTCCCCGCAGTGAGTACAAGACAGAGGCGGCATACAAAATGTGTCAGAAGAGGTTCGAGAATTATTCAACTCAGAGGGCTAATGCGCAGGGCTATTTATGCACCCAGATTGATGGGAGGACGTGTCTGGTTCACCGGATAGCATGGAAGATTTCTTATGGTACTGAGCCTGAATTCATAGACCATCAGAACGGAAACAGGAAAGACAATAGTTTATCAAACCTCAGGAATGTTAGCAGAAGCCAAAATGCTATGAACCGAGCGGTGCAAAGGAATAGCACTACCGGAATTCATGGGGTCACCATTAACAACAGGCTAAAAAGTTTTTGTGTGTACATAAAAAGAGACGGCAAAAGGTCTTTCCTTGGCAGTACGACAGATTTTTTCGAGGCTTGTTGCTTAAGGAAGTCGGCTGAGATCGTCTTTGGGTTCCATGCAAACCATGGTCGCCCGCGGCGATATGTAAGCTCAGGAGGTAGCCATGACTGACGACGACTGGATTGGATTATTTCTCATCAGTGTCGTGATAGCGGGAATCATTGGAGGAGGAAGGAGATAATGGCGACAGGCAAACAGCCGAAGCCGAAAACCTGTCCAATCTGCTATACCGAATACACCCCTCGAAGTTCTCTCCAGAAAGTCTGCCACAACTACAAATGCGCCATTGCGTTCAACAAGAAACGCGATGAGGAACTTGCTGCGCGTGAAACACGCAAGCAGGAGCGTCTGCAGCGCGACGACCTCAGAGAGAGAAGGCAAGCGTTCAAGGGGAAGACAGAATGGGATAAAGAGGCTCAGGCGGCGTTTAACCGGTATATACGCTGGCGAGATTACGGCAAAGATTGCGTCAGTTGCGGCGGCAAACTGCAGTACACAGGCAATTACACCAAAGGAAGCGCTGTTGATGCCAGTCATTACCGGTCACGAGGCGCAGCATCCCACCTCAAGTTCAATGTCTTCAATGTTCACTCAGCCTGCACCCGGTGTAACCGGCAACTAAGCGGAAACGCTGTTGAATATCGAATCCGGCTGATTAAGCGGATAGGGCATCAACGGGTTGAAAGGCTTGAAGCCGAAAACACACCACGCAAATTCGATATCGCATACCTGAAGCGAGTGAAAGCCATTTTCACGCGCCGGGCGCGCCATTACGAAAAATTGCGTAAGCGAGAAATGGAGCAAGCAGCATGAACGAATACCTCAAAGAAAAGTGGCTCAGGCTACGCATTCTGAAGATGAGCCGCATGTTCGAAATCAACTACCGCATATTGCGCAACACAGCAAAGTTACTGGGGGTTAAACATGCAGTCTGACGCACTCGCACAGTTGGCGCAGGTAATGCGCAAATCAGACCTGAAGAAGCGATACCTCAACCCCGTAAAGCTCATCACTCCGCTGCAATCCGCATGGGTTCGCTGCCTGCTCGATGTGTGGGGCGAGAAGTACGGCGGCCATGTCGGCCCCGACAGCGGCAAGGTAAGCGTTATAGGGCGCCTTATGATTCGGAAGGAGTGGAACGACCGGGAGTCAGAGCGAATTATCGAAGTGGTGGAGAATCTGCATAAGCAGGGATACAAAGGCGATGAGCTGTTCATCAGGGCAAAGCAAATCATCAACCCTCAGAACTCAGTCAGCAATCTTCTCGAGCGCGCCAACGAGCAAGAAGATGCCGACCTGGTTGAATCTGTAATCTGCCGACTCTTTGCACCAAACAACCCGATCCGACATGTAGCAATTAAATACTACTGCGAGCGCAAATGCTCGCAAGATATAGCGCTGCACATAACTCGCGTTACCGGCCTGCATATTGAGAACAGTCGTACCAGAGTGAAGTGGTGTAAAGACCTGCTTGAAGCATCGGTGTTTCACGCTATCAGGCATGAACTAGAGGCTAAAAGATTCGATAAAGCGGCGTAAATGCGATAAGTCGCAAAAATAATCGCAGGATGACTTGCAAACGTCACATGGACCTGGTAACTTTCATGTATGCTCGCGGCAGTTGTCGTTGAGCGGTCAGTTCCATCACTATCTTGTGGATTCCAAAGAGCCTCGCAGCCTCACCAGCTGGCGGGGCTTTTTTACGTCTGTCGTGAATTGGCGAATGCATGAATCATTCGCGAGGGCATGAGCATTGAGGCTGAAAATAAGTACCCTTCAGGTGCGGATTGATCAACCGCCGTTAGCTCCACGAAACGGAGCGCGCAACAGGTAAGAGCGCTGTAAGTAGCATATCTGGGAAATGCGGCTCAAGCAGATGCGGTTCGATTCCGCCGCAGTGCTCTTTCCTGTTTTCGTCATGGTGCGTGATTATTTTTATCATCTAAAGATAAATGCAAACGATGATCTGATGTTGGCAGCGGCCTAAGAAACCAAACGCCACGGGGTCTTCCGATTCCCCGCCACCGAATTCGGCGCACTGGCCCGGTGTGATTAATAACGGGCACTCCCCTTAAAATGCGCACCGCAATGCGCAATCAAGTCGACCGGTCCCTTTGAAATGAGCCTTTGAGGAAGTCAGTTAGTGCTGGCGAGCCTCGACGGGCTGATTTCCATTGCGGCAAAGGTTCATTTCAAAGCAAGGTAAACGCATGAGCTTAACCAAAGAATATCTTTCTGATGTTTTGTCGTACAGCCCAGAGACTGGCGTATTTAAATGGAAAGTAAAGGCAGGCCCGTGCTCTCCGGGAAGCTTGGCTGGATCGTATAATTCACATGGTTACCGACTAATATCAGTTAACCATCAAAGATATTTTGCTCACCGATTAGCTTGGTTATTCTTTTACGGAGAACTCCCTGATGGGTTCGATATTGACCATATTAACAGAATAAGGGATGACAACCGCATTTCAAATCTACGATTGGCAACTCGATCCCAAAACAACATGAACTCGATAGTGTCATCGAAGAACAAATCCGGATGCAGAGGAGTTTGTTTTCATAAAAGGGATAAACTTTGGCACGCTCGTGTATTTGTAGGCAGAAAAGCTGTTGCCTTTAAAACCTTCAAAGATAAGGATGATGCCGTTGAGTTTGTGACTTCTGAGCGAGCTAAAATTTTTGGGAATTACGAAAAGAAAGTGGTGAATACTGGCTTCTGTTGATCACAACATCGGGAATAAGCACCCGACACCACAACCAAACACCAAATTATAAGGTCAGCCAAAGAGCTGGCCTTTTTCGTTTTCAGCACCCAAGGGTTTCCCCTGAGTTCTCCTGAGTCTTTTTACACCAGGGTGCTTTTTTCTTCACAGCAAACGGCCGGATACCTCCGGGCAATGCCGGAGACGGCCATGGCGAATAAAACATCATCGTCGACACCAAGAGGTGCGACATGAATGACGGAAGTTTAATTACAAGTATCGGCGCGCTGCTGTTAGGTGGTGGTGCGGTGGCTCTCTTCTGGAAGCCCCTGATTGCTGGCATCGCAGCTATCGTCACGAACAGTAAGGCAGGCGGCGAGGTTATTACTGGCTACAAAGAGCAGGTCCTTCTGCTGAAGGAAAGCAACAACCTGCTCCGTCAGGAAAATGACGACCTCCGTGACCGGCACGACCGAAACATGCGCCGCATATCTTCGCTCGAGACTGACCTGCGACTTATCAAGAACGCGCTAAGTATTCTTCTCGCAATGTCAGACGCTACCAGCGCGGCCGGAAATGAGAAATTCAGGAGCGAAGTTACCAGGCTGATCTCCAGCTTAGAGGATGGCAGCGATGGTAGTAGCCAGTAACGAAAAACAGAAGCACAAACGAAACATCATTCTCGGCTCGCTAATGCTGCTGCTGAGTGTGCTTTGTATCGTGATGACAATCATCTTTGTCTACGTCAACAACGACGCTAACGAGCGCATTGATGGTATCCGCAAGGACTATCAGAAAATTGCAGAGCGCCGCGATGCCAAGGTGGCAAAAATCGCCGGACAGGTTGAAGACCTGCAGAAGAAGCTAGACGCAATCCCCGATCGAACAGCCACAAAGACAGCAGACAAGGTTAAGCAGGTAGTGACAGAGGACGAGAAGAAATGACCAAAGATGAGATTTTCAGCTCTATCCTCGGCAAGGAAGGTGGCTACGTAAACAACCCGGACGACAAAGGCGGGCCAACAAGCTGGGGCATCACTCAGGCTGTCGCTCGTGCTCATGGCTACAGGGGTGATATGCGAAACCTGAGCAGAGAAACTGCGCTGGCAATTCTCGAAGCCGATTACTGGACCGGCCCGCGCTTCGATCAGGTCAACGTTGTTGCTCCAGCTATCGCGGCAGAGCTTTGCGATACCGGCGTAAACATGGGGCCTGCAGTTGCCTCGAGGTTCCTGCAGCGCGCTTTAAACGTCTTCAACAAGCAGCAATCTCTTTATCCAGACATCACCGCTGATGGCCAGATAGGCCCACGCACGATCGCTGCGCTGAAGTCCTATATTTCCGTTCGAGGCCATGATGGCGTAACCGTAATGCTGAAGGCACTAAACAGCCTGCAGGGCGCTCGTTATATCGAACTGGCAGAGTCGCGGCCCGCAAACGAAACGTTCGCCTATGGCTGGTTTGAACGGGTGGAAATCTGATGGACGTCTTCAGCATGATTCGCGGTCAGAGTGGCAACATCTCACTGAGTCGCACTCAAGCCGCTCTGGCTTTCCTCGTCTGCTGTGGCGTAGTTGGCTGGCAGGCCTACAAGGGGACGCTCTCTGATGTCACATTCGGCCTGTTCTTCGGTTTCGCCACTGCGGGTTATATCGGGGCAAAGAAAATCGCCACGGACAAAGACATCAAAGAGCAGAAGATTGACGCTGGTATTGATCCGGAGGGCAAGCCATGACGACCTTTCAGACGATTGTCGCTGTGATAGTGGGCCTGTTCGCCCTGGTAGGTGGCGCCTTCGGGTTTGGTCACTACCGCGGCAAGTCTAAAGCTGAGCAAGCCGCTACGGAACGCGAAACAAAGGCCGCCATCGAAGCCCAACAGGCTGCATCACAACGCCAAGACGAAGCCCGAAAAGGAGCATCAGATGTACAGGACACTGTTACCCGCATGTCTGATCGCGATGTTGACAACGAGCTGCTCCGTGACTGGACCCGCAAAGACTGAGGTGGTTGATACCTCCTGTGCTTGGGTGAAGCCGATCATCCTTACCAAAGCTGACGTGATGACGCTGGATGACGAAACCAAGCGCGCCATCCTGACGCACAACAAAACGTGGAAGAAGAACTGCGGTCAGGAAGCTAAATGAGCGCTTACCAGATTTACAACATCTTCTCCGGCATCTGCATCGGTGCCTTAATTATGACGTGGATAGGCTTCTGGATTCACCACAGGCAGGAACGCCGACACCGAAACGAGCTAAACCGCCTTCAGCAGCAGGTCATCACTGAGGTAAAGAACAGTCTCAGAAAGTAACAGAGCCTCGCATATGCGGGGCTTTTTAACACCACAACCAAGAGAAAACACCATGCTTACGATTAAGACAATCAATCAAGACAAAGATATTTCAGTGCTGCAAGCGACCGGAGATGTCAGCTTCGTGCAGGCAACGAGAACGATTTTCTTCCGAGGCTGGTCAGGCGGTGATGATGAAATGCTGCTTGATGAGGGAGAGGTTGCTTACGTCTGCAATGAGAAAGGCGTGACAGTTGCCACCTTCCAGTAACCGTTACCAAAACCTACGTTACAAAGAGCACCATCAGCCTGACTTAGGTCGGGCTTTTTTATGTCCGCAGTAAACCGCGCCATGCCCGGCGTATTTAACAACACAGAGCCTTTCAGGAATCAGCCTCGGAGATAACCGTTATAAGCGGCGGCTTCTCTGTGGGCGGTTGTCTGGGCAACGAGGCTTATTCACTAAAAGGTACACGCAATGAACCCATTTGAAGAAAAACTTCAAAGAATGATTTCTTTATACACGGAAAATAGCTGCCAAAAAGTGCCTGAAAACATCGCAGAGCTAATGGAATTGGCAAGTGAGTTTTCTGGAATGCTTCGGCAGGCAGGAGTTCGGTCAGCATTTTTTGTGGAACTGCTTATGCACGGCGGCCTTATGGCGACAATGAGTCGTGTAATGGAAGACCAGAGGAAAGAAGATCCTCAGGTTTACGTTTTGTCTTCAAAGAAGACAGGCCTGACAAAAATTGGGTATTCATCCAACATTCCGCAACGCATCAAAGCGCTTGGAAACGCAGGGCCAGACAATTTGACACTTGAGTGCCTCATTCGGGGTGGAAACGAAACTGAAAACATGCTTCATCGTAAATTTGCCACAAAGAGAAAGCACGGAGAATGGTTCGCTCTATCCAAGGACGATATTGAGGGATTGAAATCTGTAGCCCTCACTCAGAATGGCGATTAACTCCAGCGGAGAGCCTCTTTCACAACGGCTTTCATCACAAGGCGCTTTCTAACCAGAGCGCCTGATGATGAATCTCTCCGACAAGGGATAACGGTTAGCCACGCTGTGAAGCGTTGCGAATCCTGACTGATTAAATCCAGAGGTCAGCATGTCTATTGAAGGTAGTAATAACCTGAACAGATTTCGTAACCACTTGGACACTTCCATATCAGAAGGTAGCGACATGCGCCTTATGGAGAATATGGCAGATGATGAACACTCGGCAGTAAGCCTATCCGACATTAAGAAGCGATTCGAAGGCGTCGAGATGTCAGCATTTAATGGCTGGCCTGGTGCAAAAAAGATTACGGACTAAGTCGCCTCCGGGCGGTTTTTTATTGGAGTAAATATGGCAACACCAGATTGGGAGGCCATCGAGTAGTCTTGCCATGCTGGCTATATACGTTTTCCATCAACAGTAACGCTGGCTGCAGCTGAGCTGTTAGGGATGGAAATCCTCACTTTCGAACCAGTCTCAGTAATCACTTCAATAGTTACAGATGTTGGTGGTGCTCCAGTATCGTTGCCAGCGAAGGCGGTAACGATATCTTCTGAGCTTTCATTTTCAATGATTGGCATAAGGTCACCGTTAACCAATCCAGCGTAAATCTTCACGTTGCCCATTAGCATCTCCCATAGGAATTCATATGGCACTCACCGACAAACAAGAAATGTTCTGTCGCGAGTACCTCATCGATTTGAACGCCACGCAAGCGGCCATTCGGGCGGGGTACAGCGATAACACTGCCCGCAAGATTGGCAGCGAAAACCTCACAAAACCAGACATTGCGCAACGCATCATTGACCTTAAATCAGAGCGCAACGAAAGGGTAGAGGTAAACGCAGATTACGTACTGCGCCGCTTAGTTGAGATAGACGAAATGGACGTGCTCGACATTTTGAAGGATGACGGTGGTCTTAAAATGGTCCACGAGTGGCCAAAGGTCTGGCGAACAACGCTAAGTGGCCTGGATATTCTCACTACCGTTACAAACTTCGATGAAACGACCATGGAGAATATCCTCAAGAAGATTAAGTGGCCGGATAAGGTTAAAAACCTTGAGCTCCTCGGAAAGCACATCAGCGTGATGGCGTTTAAAGAGCAGGCGTCACATGAGCACACCGGCAAGAACGGCGAGCCGATTGAAGTGGCCACGCTGACGAAAGACGAATATAAGGTTGCCCGGCGGGAGATGCTGGAGGATGACGACTGCTGAGCAAAAGAATTATGCGCGACGCTTAGAGTGTGAGGAGGACGGGCTTTACTTCTCCCGCTACTTCTTCAAGCAGCGCACCGGCGGCAAGATGATTGTCGCGCCTCATCACCGGGTAATACAGCAGACTCTGGACCGCGTGATTGATGGCGAAATAAAACGGCTGATCATCAACGTTCCGCCTGGGTACACCAAAACCGAACTGGCGACCATCAACATGATGGGCCGGGGGCTGGCACTGAACAGCCGGGCCCGCTTCATGCACCTGTCCTACTCGCACAACCTCGCGCTGCTGAACTCCTCAACCGCCCGCATCATGATCAAGTCCAAGGCTTATCAGGCGATGTGGCCCATGGAGCTGCGCGACGATGCTGACAGCAAGGCGATGTGGTGGAACGAGCACGGCGGCGGCGTTTACGCATCATCAGCCGCGGGTCAGGTTACCGGCTTTCGCGCCGGACACATGGAGCCCGGTTGGCAGGGCGCGCTGCTGATTGATGACCCGGTTAAGCCTGACGATGCCTACAGCGAAACTGTTCGCGGCGGGGTAAACAACCGGTTTAACGAAACCATCAAATCACGTCTGGCCGTTGAAACGACGCCGATGATCGTGATTATGCAGCGCATCCACTATCACGACCTGAGCGGCTATCTGCTGCGCGGTGGCAGCGGGGAGATGTGGCACCACCTCAATCTGCCGGTCATCATCGATAACAGCCAGACTTACGCTGAGCAATACCCGGATAACACCCACGCCATACCGATTGAGCACGGCCTGCCGGATGGCTGGCTGTGGCCGTTCAAACACAACGAATCGCATCGTGTCTCGCTGTTCTCTCACCGGCGCACCGCTGAAGCTCAGTACATGCAAAATCCCAAACGTTTCAACGCCGAGGGCGCGCTGTGGGACGAGGAGATGATCAGCGCTGCGCATGAGATGCGTATCACCAAAGAGCTGACGCGTACCGTGGTTGCGGTCGATCCGCAGGCCACAAACAGCGAAGAGAGCGACGAGTCAGGCATTGTGGTTGCCAGCGTATACGGGAATGGCGATGAGAGGCTGTACAGCACAGATGCCGACTATAGCGGCAAGTATTCCCCCAACGGCTGGGCAACTCGCGCAATACAGGCCTATCACGAGCATAAAGCTGACGCGATCGTGATTGAAACAAACCAGGGTGGCGATATGGCTGAAGATACGCTGGTGAATGCCGGGTTTACCGGCAGGATCATCCGTGTGCACGCCAGCAAGGGCAAATACGCCCGAGCTGAGCCAATATCAGCACTCTATGCACAGGGCCGCGTAGCGCATCGCGGCAGCCTCTACACGCTGGAAAATCAGCTGATGGAATATGTGCCGACCACCGCAAAGAAATCACCTGACAGGCTGGACGCAATGGTCTATGCCCTAACCGAATTAAGAGAGCCGCAGATCACTGGCATGTTGGTGCGTAAGCGCTGACGGAGGACAACGTGACACCAGATAAATTGAATGCGCTGTCCGTGGCAATTAACAGCCTGGCGGAGGGGCGCGCTCGTGCATTGTACGGGCAGTATGTTGGCAAATCGGGCAATACCAAGCGCCAGCGCATCTATCAGGAGTTTGGCTACCCGAACCATCTGACCTTCGACGACTTCTACAACGCCTATGAGCGTAACGCTATCGCCGGCGCCGCAGTTAAACGAATGGCCGATGGCTGCTGGGAAGATTACCCAGAGGTGTTTGAGGGAGAGAAGTCGAAGGATGCCGAAGCCGAGTCTGAATGGGACAAAAAGCTGAAGCGACTGCTAAAACGTTGCTGGAAGCAAATTAAGGATGCCGATCGTCGTAACATGGTTGGCCGATATTCAGCGCTGCTAATCCAACTGCGCGATAGCGGGCGATGGAGTGAACCGGCCAATAAAACAGTTATTGGCAGAACTGCAGATAAGGCTCTGGTTAAGCTGATCCCGGTATGGGAATCGCAACTGGATGTCAGCGAGTGGGATAACGACCCCGACAGCGAAAGCTTCGGGCAGCCGAAGATGTACAGCTTCACCGAACTTCCGGTTGAGGGCCAGCAGGGCGGCGCACCGGCACGGCAGATTAGCATCCATCCTGATCGCGTAATTATCCTCGCTGAAGGTGCGGATGATGGCCTGCTTACTTCTGGCGTACCTCTCCTGCGCCCCGGCTACAACAAGTTGCTGGACATTGAGAAAGTATCAGGCGGCAGTTCTGAGGGATTCCTGAAGAATGCCAGCCGGCAGCTTAACTTCGCTTTCAGTGAGAAAACCGACTTCCGCGCGCTGGCAGCAGCCCTTGGCGTAGCGGATGGCGATCTGGCGGACGCGCTTAATGAACAGGTAGTCCGTCTTAACCAGAGTACTGACGCGGCAACGTTCATGCAGGCCGGTTCGGCTGAAGTGCTGTCCGTGGCCGCTGCCGATCCGGAACCCACCTGGCGCACTTCCCTCAGCGAATTCTGCTCAACGATACCGATGCCGGTGAAGATACTCATTGGGCAGGTGACAGGTGAGCGTGCATCCTCTGAGGATATGAAGGACTGGGCGCGAACCCGCATGTCTCGCCGGAACGGCTTCCTGTCTGAAGTAATTGAAACGCTGGTGCGCCGATTCTGGGCCATCGGGCTGATTGCCCCGGCGGCTAATGATGAAATCACCGTCTCATGGTCTGATCTGCTGGCCCCTTCACAGGCTGACAGAATCGACAACATGGCGAAGATGGCTGATGTCGCCCAGAAAACGCAGCAGGCATTTGGCCGTTCCGCTGTGAAAGAGAACGAGATTCGCGCAGTGGGTGAGCTGCAAACGCTTCCTGAATATGAGCCTGAGCAACTGCCCGATCCGAACAAAGCGCCCGCAGGTAAGGACCCGCTGACAGATGATGAAACCACAGCTGATCCGAACGCCAGTAATTCCCCGCAATAAAGCAGACCCGACACAGTCTGCCCGTCCGGTTAACCGTATGTTTCGAGACATTGAGGGGCGCTACTATCGCATTAAAGTGGCGCTTAAGCAGCTATTTGATGAGCGACTAAGCGGGCATGAGCGAGCCAGTAACCAGCAATCGCATGCGGTGCACGGAAATGTCATCTACCAGGTGAATGCCGGGGCATATATCTACGACATGACGGCTACGCAACTGGCTGACCTGCTTCAGCGCATGCAGATCATTCTGGATGATGCATTGCTGGAGGGAGGAAGTAACAGCCTCTGGGCGCTGAGCTACGTGGCTGACGAGTATGAGCGCGGCACACATCAGGCATTCACTAACCTGTCTGTTCAGTCGCCGATATATGAGCAACAAACAACACTGGCGCAGCTGCTGAGCAGCCCGGCATACCAGAATCAGGTCGCGGCTGCTTACGTCTCAACTTACAGCGACTGGCGACTTGAAGCTGACCGCGCGCGCGGCGATCTGGCAAACGTGATTTCTGACGCGGTAGGGCGAGGGATTAACCCGCGCGAGACAGCACGAATTATCAGTCAGCGGCTGGATGTTTCGATGGCCAGAGCCAAGAACATGGCTCAGACAGAGCAGGTAGGCGCGCTGCGTGAGGCCCAATGGAATGAAACAGAATGGTCAAAAGAGCGGCTTGGCCTGAATACCGCTCTGTTGCATCTTTCTGCACTAAAGCCTACCACACGAACAAGCCACGCTTTCTGGCATGGGAAGACGCGCATGGTTGAGGAAGTTCGTGAATGGTATAGCCGTGATGGCAACCGCTTTCACTGCTACTGCAGCCAGATACCGGTCATCCTTGACGACGAAGGCAATGTAGTCAACAAAGGGCTGATTGAAAGGCTGGATAAGGAAAGAAAAGACTGGCAGCATTAAAGGCGTAACCATAACAATTAAAGATATTATCTTAAAAAAGGATGTTTATGCGCTGTCGATTATCTCTAAAAGCCTTCCTGGCCGTATTGCTCGTGTCCGCTGCTTCAGCTCATGCTGATGAGTCAAAGGTAATGCGAGCTAAATTTGAATTGGGTGATGCTTTAACAAAACTAGGGTTATTAACTAATTCATTTACTGAAAAAGGCATGCAGTCACCCAGCCTTTCTGGAGCTAATGCTGCACAGGACATGACTTCATACCTTGATAAAGCCATTGTTGATGGCTTGCAGCATAACGCCTCTTGCGATCGTATTCAGGAAGTGATGAACAATAAGATTGCTAGTCTGTATGACGGTAAGGAAGAAGAGTATGGCGCTGCAGCAAAGAAAGCTGCGAATAACGTTAAGGTAGCTCTCAGAAATTATGTTGAAGTTCAATGCTCCAACCTTACCGAATAACTAATTTACGATTCGATAGAGACCCGCTACGGCGGGTTTTTTATTGCCTGTAATTTACTCATGAGGACACAGCATGAAGCGCAATCGCGTTAACGTGCTGACCGTCGTCAACTCCGCTTCAAACATCACAACCGAAACCATCGACAGCAAGCCACATATCGTGGTTCGCGGCATCACGCCCGTTGTTGACGATATCGTGATGAATCGGAAGTTGTACCCGGCAGCAGAAATTGGCAAGGCGTATAACACGCTGGAGCGCAACCCGATGCCACTGGGCCACCCGAAAGTGGACGGCAAGCACGTATCGGCGCGCGATGTCCGCGCAGTCAACAACTACCACGTTGGCGCCTGGCTTCAGAACGTAAGCCATGCAGACGGTAAAGTAACGGGCGATATGTACGTAGACCGCCGCTATGCCGAATCCAGCGAGAAGGGTAAACGCCTTATTAACCGCCTAGATGAAATGGCAGCCGGCACTAACTCCGACCCGATCCATATTTCTACCGGCCTGCTTTATTCCGGAATCGCCGCTAACGGCGAGTCGAAGGGCAAAAAGTACAACGAGATTGCCACCAACATGATGTTCGACCATGTTGCGGTACTTCTCGATGAGCCGGGCGCAGGCACGCCAGATGAAGGCGTAGGCATCTTCGTTAACTCCGAAGGCGAAGAACAACAGGTCGAGATCGCCAGCCTCGCAGAAGGCTACAACTGCACGCAAGAGGGCGTCATCAATAAGACGAAGTTCTTCTTCACCAATGCTTCAAATTTCAGCTTCGACGACATTCAGCGCGCCATCAGTGATCGGCTTCGTGAAGGCCGTGATGGCGACAACTGGCTATGGCCCGAAACGGTATGGCCGGACAGCTTTATCTACCGCGATGACACTCGCTATTTCAAACAGAAGTACCTCATCGACGATGACGGCTCCGCTCAATTCGTCGGCGAACCTGTAGAAGTCGTGCGCAAACCCACCGAGTACGAAATTAAAACCAACGGAGACACCGATCCGATGAAAAACATCATCATTAATGCGCTTCAGGCCGCGGGTAAGCCAACTGAAGGCAAAACCGATGCTGAGCTGATGGACGCCTATAACCAGATGCAGGCAGAAAAAGCGAAGCAGCAAGAGGAGACGCCTGAACAGAAAGCGGCTCGTGAAAAGGCAGAGAAAGAAGAGCGTGAACGCGCCAGCAACAGTGAGCAGGCTCCTGCCTGGTTCGCACCGTTCGCTGAAAAGCTCAGCACCATTGAAAGCGGTCTTGCCGTAAACGCCGACAAAGAGAAGACCGAAAAGCGCGCAGCAGTGAAAGCGAAGTTCGGTCTCGAAGACATGGCTGTTAACTCGCTGGACGGCGCCGCACTCGATGGTCTTTACGCGCAGTGCCAAACCTCCACCGGCCTGAATGGTTCTTTCCGCCAGGTCAACTCTAACCAGTCCCTCAGCGAAATGCCGGAGTAAAAAATGGCGAAAGATGGAAAGCATGTAATTCACGCTGGCGGCGTGTTCCCTAATCCGCTGCTTAACCGTGAAGGCGCAGCAGCAGCTGCAACTAAACCCGGCACCATTGGCTTCTTTGATGCGGGCAAATTTACCGCGTCAGCAGATGGCAATGAAGAGGCCATTCTGTATGTCGCTAATTATGACTATCTCCGCTGCCTGACTGTCGATGACAGCATTCCGGCAGGTGAGCTTGTTGTGGGCATCCAGCCAATGCCGGGCATGTTCCTGAACGTGCGTGCTGCTGCTGGCACCTACAAAAAAGGTCAGCCCCTCCCTGTCGCAAACGGCCAGGTCAAGGCGCAGGCCGATGGCGAATCTGTTCGCTGCTTTGTAGAAGAAGACAAGGCCTATACCACTGCTGCAGGTGACCTGCTGCGTGTCGTGATCAAGTAAGGAGCACCTGAATGTTTGTATTTTCCCGTTCCATTGGCGAGCGCACTGGCAATCTTGAGGTTAACCAGGCGCAGTTTGCCGAATTGCAGATGGCGCGCAATGAAGGCGCCCAAGCTGCCGCTGACTTCCTCGGTCGTTTGCGCGGTATCCGTGAAGATGCCGGTCGCCTGAATGCAGTCAACGCAGTTGATGACATCCGCCGCCTTTACCGCGCGTTTGATACCACCGTACTGGCGCAGTTCGAGCCCAACACGCAGTTCACTCTGCTGAACGACCTGATGCCGCTGTCGCGATCTGTGCGCATCGAACAGTCTCGCTACGACTATGCGCGCACCGGCGGGCGTGGCTGGGCGCATACATCCATGAGCGGCCAGATTGGCGCAGCCCTCGATGCTAAGTCTTACACCTTCGACGGCACCATGGTACCGATCCACGATTCAGGCTTTAAGTTCACCTGGCGTGACCCGATCTTCAACAGCCCGTCAGCACTTCAGTCTCAGGCTGATGCGCAGCGCGGTTCGGTAGAAGACGTGCAGCGTCAGTACGTTGACTACATGTTCAACGGGTTCCGTGACTCCGAAGGCAACTTTGTGCAGTTCGACGGTCTGACGTGGAAAGGTCTCAAAAATGACGAGCGCGTCGCACAGGTCACGCTGACCTTCAACTTCGCAACCAGCACTGATCCGGTAGCGCTGCGTACTAACGCCATCGCGCTGCGTGATGTGGTTCGCGTAACCAACAGCCAGTATGCGCCGCAGACCTGGTATGTCTCTGCCGAGATCATGTCGAACCTCGAGCGTTATTTCGATGTGAACGCTACACGCACCGTACTGGAAGAGCTGCTGAAGCTGTCCGGTATCGCCGCCATCAAAGAAGATGCGCAGCTGTCCGGCAACGAAATCCTGATCGTCCCGCTGACCGCAGGCGTTATCGCGCCGATCATTGGTCAGGCGATTGGCACCGTTGCCGACCCACGCCAGTTCTACAACAGCGATTACGTATGGCGCACCTGGGGTGCGATGGGCCTGATGGTCAAGCAGGACATCAACAACAAGTTCTCCGTCATCCACGCCTCTTAAGGAGCAACCAATGGCACTAGTGAAAATCCTGAGCTCTAACCTTTTCGCCGGTGCCGGTTTCCAGAAGCTGGAGGCCGGTAAAGTTTATGACGTTGATAAAGCTATCGCTGAAAAGTGGGTTGCGGACGGCAAGGCTGAGGCATCAAAAGAAAAGGGTGAGGCGCTTCAGTTCGAAGTGGCAACTCCTTCCGCGCCTGTCTCCGCTGATACCTCAGCGCTGCAGACGCAGCTTAATGACGCGCTGGAGCAGCTAAAGCAGGCTCAGTCCGATGCTGACACCAAAGATAAAGAGCACTCCGACGCGCTTGAGCAGCTGAAGCAAGCACACGCTGAAGAGCTGCAGACGGTAACTAAACGCGCTGAAGAAGCGGAAGCGGCGCTGGCAGAAGCAACCAAGAAGGCGAAATAGCCATGGCAGCCCAAATCACGCTTGATGACGTAAAGCCGCTGATAGCTGAGCTGGGCTTCACGGTTCCTGACGCAGTGCTTCAGCTGCTGATCGAGCAGGTCAGTGCAACGTCTGCCTGTATGGACGGGGCGGGCTACTCCGAAAGCCTGCAAAAGCTGTTGCTCATCTATGCAGCCGCGCGACTGGCCGCCCTGTCCGGCGCCCGAAAAATCTCCTCTCAGTCAGCTCCATCTGGAGCGTCACGGTCTTTTACCTATGATTCGGCCGGAACAGATTACCTGTACACGCAGCTCCTCGACTGGGATAAAAACGGCTGCCTGTCCGGGCTTCCTCTTTCAGGGGCAAAGGTTGGGCTATTCATGGTTGTAGGAGGCTGCTGATGTCATGGATTCCTGTGGCGCATCGGCTGCCTAAGCCATTTACTCGCGTCTGGCTTCAAACCTCCTGCGGCCGGCAGACTACCGGCTACGTGAAAAGCAGCGGTGAGTGGGCGATTAACTGCCCGCGCATCGCCGCAGAGAAGCCTACTGTGACGAGCTGGAAGGAGTAAGCCATGTCAGAGTTAGCTCGCTGGTCCTATACCGGCAAAGCGACGTTCTGGAAGCGTCTGGCTGGGCAGAATGAGATGGGCGACCCGATGGGCTTTGCTGAACCAGTGGTGATTGATTGCGGGTATCAGGGTGGACTGAGTAAGCGCCTGGGAAGCATCGGAGCGGAGCGTGTAGTCAAAAACACGGTCTGGACTGAGTTCGCTGGCGCAGATACCGGCGATTACATCCTGATCGGTGTCTCTTCTGAGGCGAATCCGCTGAAAGCTGGCGCTGATGAAGTGATGCAGGCTGTCCGCTTCGAAGATACCTTCGACCGCCTGGCGGATGACTTCGCGATCATTACAGGGGCATAGCATGGGCGTGAAGGTTAAAGGCATTGAGCAGGCGAAGCGCAACCTTGACGCGCTGATTGGCGATATTCAGGGGCGTAAAGCTGTCAGGGCGCTGCGGAGCGCGCTTATCATCGGTTCTTCTCAGGCGGCGCTTTACACGCCGATCGATACGTCCACGCTCATCAACAGCCAGTACCGCGAGCTGAGCGTGAATGGAAGCCGGCTAACCGGGCGCGTGGGCTACTCAGCCAACTACGCGGTTTATGTGCATGATCCGAACATTCCGCAGAATTTCCGTCGCGCCACGGCGCAGAAAGAGTTCCTGACCAAGGGCTTCGAAGACTCCCGCGACCTCATCGACAGGACGATCAAGAAGGAGATGGCGCTGTGACACCTCCTATGCATACGCGGGTGCGAAACCTCTTCGCCAATGCCGGATTAGCTGAAGGATTCACAATCCAGCAGCTGGTCTGGTCCGACAGCGGAGACCTCTCTGATGCGTTTATAGTGTTTCGGCCCAACGGCGGTTCAGCCGTGCGCAAAGACCTCGGCTCGGAGTATTACGTGATGGTTGACGTGATCGGTGCGAAGGGCGCGAATGGCGCAGCTGATAACGCGGTACAGAAGATCATTGACTACGTGCAACAGCACCCCATGGCTGATGAGTGCGTCGGCTACCTCGAAAACCTCGGCGGCATCCCCGCCCCCGTTCTAACAACCGAAGGCCGCCTGGTCTACCGGCTCCAGTTTGTCGCCACATTCGGCGCTTAACTAAACGTCCAAGAGGATAGAAATATGGCAGATTGCCAGAACAGCAACGAACGTTTGTTCGGTGGCGCCGTTGTGCTTGAAGTGGCTGACGGCTGCAGCGATGCGCTCCCGCAAGAATCGGAGTGGAAAGCGCTCGCCGCCGGCACAAGCAAAGGTTTCGACTTCAGCCCTAACAGCGTCACCAGTGATGCAGACGATGGTAAAGGCTACGTTGAGACGATTGTAACCAACTCGGATTTCACCATCAGCTTTGAAGGTGAAGTGCGTAAGAAAGATAAGCTGGACCAGTACGGCATTGGCCGCTTCATCAAGTATTACCACACCGAGATCAGTAACCGCCGCCAGCCTGGTATCTGGGTTCGCCTGGAGTATGGTCCGGTAACTTTCATCGGCTATATGAACATCACCGCGCTTAGCTCTGACGGCGGCACAAATGACATCGTGTCTCTGACCACCGAGTTCAAGGTGGGCGATGCCAGCACCATTCAGGTTATCGACACCGATGAGACCGTACCGGCTACCGGTGTGACCGTTACTCCGGCGACTGCAAGCCTGGCTGTTGGCGCAACCCGCCAACTGACCGGCGCAGTTCAGCCGACCGACGCCACCGATCGCACCGGCACCTGGACCACTTCAGACGCATCGAAGGCCACTGTCAGCAGCACCGGTCTCGTCACCGCAGTAGCGGCTGGCTCGGCGACAATCACGTTCAAATCCAATGACGGCAACTTTACCGGCACCTGTGCGGTTACCGTTACCGCTTCGTAACCATTCCAAGGGGCGGCGTGCTGCCCCTGATAATGCTTATGGAGAGCGTATGACCCCTTACAAAGAAATTGGCGAGTGCCTGATATCGCTGGGTGACCGTGACTACTTTTTCCGGCCGTCATTCGCAAACATGATGCGAATTGGTGATCCTGCTGCGATTGTTCAGGCATTTTATGACCTGCATAACGATGAATACGCCTCATTGGTAAAGCGCTCAGTTGCAGCGTACGGCGGCGTTCCTCAGTGGCTGATGAGCTACATTGCCCGGCCACAGTTCAATAAGAATGTGGTCTACTCAGCGATGAATGTGCTGTCAGCTTGCTGTGATGAAGACATCACTGATCTGGTCGGAGAGCTACGCCCCGGGAAGTCTGGGAAATGGCTGTTTGTGTACCGCAAAGGCGCAATGCCGGTAAGTGACATGGTTTTGATCGCACAGTCTCTGATTCAGCATGGAATCATCGGGAAGGCAAAAGTAAGGCGGTTGCAAAAGCATGAAGGAGCCAGCACTTCATCTGAGTTCAACGCCTTCGAGTACATCAGTGCCGCCCGCACCCACCTCGGAGTAAGCCGCGAGGAAGCAGAGCAGTTGACGATGACTGAGTTTCAGTTACTGCTGGCGGCCAAGTATCCCGAGCAGAAGGGCTTCACGAAAGAAGAGTATGACGCTGTTGCGGATGACTACCTGGCGAGGAAGGCGAGGAAGCTTGTAAAGCAGTGAAACATATCCGGCGAAATCCGGATATGTTTTAGGCTGCTATTCCAATAATCTTGCTAACTGCATGCTCTACGGAATAAACAGGTGACACTGAAACAGAATAGGCATCTGCAAGGTCCTCTAAAGAGAGGAAAGCACTCTCAATAGCCAAAATGTTTTTATCTGTATACCGTGGATCATCTGCAGGAGGCCTGAAAACCAGCAACTCATGCCTATTCCTAGGAAACATATCATCATGTAGTTTAGTCATTGATAAATCAGATATTTTAGCTTTGTTGTCAATGACCAGTTGGTTCAGATTAGCCGGAACTAATTTACCTGTGTTCAAGGCGCTCTTTTCACTAAGATAGAAGATCTTTGCCGGCCTGTGTCCATCAGTAAATGTGACGCTTCTATTAAAGTAACGCTCTCTACTTGGATCTTTTATAAGCACAGCCTGCATAAGTTGCGTCGCCCAGCGGTCTTTTTCGGTCCTATGCTTTTTAGTTACCTGTGATGAATCTTCAACGTTCAGGGTTGAAAGGCTAGAAGAGAGAGCGATTGCTTGTCGTAATATCCCAGTGATACTAGCTGATGCTGCTTCCCGAGACGAACCAGCTGTGACCCCAGTCACGGGTGAAATCCAACCTTCAAAACTTTTGTTAGTAAGAAGATGATCCCTAAGGCTGTTGCAAAGAATTTCCACCATAGACTGAAAAGCGTTGGACTTGAAACCGTACATCGCTTCAATCACTTCTTTGCGAATGGCTGGCTTAACAATGGCTTGTCCATCATTTGATATCGCTGCGACCATGATAGTCAAACGCTCCCCTGAACCCAGCATAGGCTCAAAGTAGAACGATCTCCATTGACCTTTGATGCTAGGCATTGGAGGTATGTTTTTCATCAGTAAATCAAGGTTGAGCATTGTAATTCATCTGCTGCTGCTGAGGCTTAATTTGCTCATAAAGTATCGCACCTAGAGACTCAATTCTAGCTGCTAAAAATGAAATTAATTCGAGTTTTATGGACTCGCTAAGCACATCCGAGACATTGCCTTCCAATGTTTTTACCGACACTCCTGCCTTGTTTACGACCCAAGAGTTAGCCTCGTTGGCTGTTTTTTGAACTGATAGTTCATCGCTGTAATCAATATTGTGGATTGCAACCTGCAGTAGCTGATTAGAGTAATAATCAATACCAAAGCAATCGTGTTGAATGTGCGAAGATATAGCAGACTCATGATCAATCAATGCAAATGTTTCTCCATTAAATAAGAGATTCCCATTGCTTCGGTCATCCATGGCGATCCACTCATCAAAAAAGGCGGCTGCCTTGAGGAGCGGCCACTGCGCAAGCCTGTCCTTGATACCTTTGTCCTCATGATCCACTATGTATTGATGAAAGCTGGGATATGCGGCGTCAACACTGGCAAAGTAATACCTGCCAGACTCATCTATCAGCAGTAATGGCTCAGGAATTGGTAGCTCTAGCAAGCGACCAACAGTAGCGCAAACTAATTCAATGGAAAGGGCGCGGGGTTCAAGCTCTTTAGCAAAAACGACTAATTCTTCAGTCGAGCCAATATCATTGCTTATTTCAGCGAAGCCCTTGATTGGCCTGTGCTGGCCTTCACTGACTCTTTCTCCGCCAGGAAGGAGTCTGCCGATCCTTATCAATTCGATGTCCTTAGTTGCTTAAGGGGATTCTTAATTAAGAATCATCCTATCCTGGCTTTGTTTGTTCGCCCATCCTGATAGATGATCAGTGCTTATGGTTTTGCACACATTCCTACCTACTAAAGTTAGTAGTTGAAGGGGTATTACATTGGTTTTGCATTGAACTGTAAATTTTCAGTGTTAGGATGTTTCCGATTGCAATTACAGGAAACATAAAATGAAAAAGATAGTTCTGGTCGTTCTTGGGGTGGTCGCACTGGTTGGTTGTGCTGCAAAAAAAGAAATGGTTCCCATGGGCGGCAGTAAAGCTGATGGCACAGTAAAAATGGGCTATGAATTTGGGATGTTTGAAAAACCCGTTGTAGACCTGAATCAGGCAGCTCAACTGGCGGCCCGCAAATGCAAAACGTGGGGCTATGATGGTGCTGAAGCATTTGGTGGACAAACAAGCCAATGCGCTCAAGTTGGAGCATACGGATGCGAACGAACGAATGTTGCCGTTGAGTATCAGTGTACGGGCGGTAAGGCTTCGCAAAACTGATATTGGATTCATAGTTAAGCCACCTCCGGGTGGCTTTTTGTTTTGCATTGTCTTGCGGCCACTCCATGCTAGGATTTATCCCACTGTTACTTATGGGGATAGGGATATGAAGAAACTTATTTTGGGTGCAGTAGTTGCTGCGTTGCTTTCTGGTTGTGTAACTGAGCCAAAAAACAAAAATGAAAAAGTGGGCGATTTGGTCTTCATTTACAACCAAACTAATGCAGAACTTGCGCGAAAAGATGCGGATGTCATGTGCGGCGGAAAAGCATACCGCATAAGCACAATTGGGCATGGTTATAGCGGCAAGTCTGGAAGCATTAGAATTCCATTTGCATGCACCCAAAAATCAGCTCTTGAGCATGGTAGCAGTGAGGCAAAAGAAGAACTGAGAAAGGATGACGTTAAACAAGAGATGCAGAGAATTGCCAGCGTCCCTTGGGAAGGAAATGAAGCTAAGCGATTCTTCTTGCAAGAAAGGCATTTCTTCATGCTTTCTTCTTGCGGATGGGCAGGGAGTGTTGGCTTCTCAACGGGAAGCAAGCCATTAGTTTTGTTAGGTGATTCTTACTATCCAGGTGAGAAGTCTGAGTTCAAAAATGGCGAATACTCAATTACCTTTAACAATCGCTCGATGAAAGTGGCTTACAGCCCGCAAAAAGTGCAGGCCTACATTTCCGATGCTCGCAGCTTTACTCCATGCGAGGCTGTTAGGCTCGGAGAGTAGAAATTAAGACCGTATTGCGATGAGCATCAACCCGGCCACTGTGCCGGGTTTTTTATTGTCCGGAGAAGATGATGGCAAGCGAGAAGCAGCTCGGAAATATTGTTTATGAAGTTGAGTTAGAGGTTGCGAAATTGATCGAGGCCCAGCGAGAAGTTAACGCACGCTTAGATAAGATGAGCGGCTCAGCGGACAAAGCCGGTAGCAGTTTCGATAAGCTTGAGAAGAAAACAGATAGCCTGGGTGGTGGATTCACTAGCCTTGCATTAGCTGTTAAGGCGTACATTACAGTTCAGGCTGCAATGAAGCTTGTAGAAACAGCCCAGCAGTTTGAGTTGCTTTCAACCCGAGTTACAATGGCATCCAAAAGCGCAGCTGAAGGCGAAGCTAACTTTAGGGCATTGCTAGCCATATCCGCTCAGAACGGGTCTGACCTTAAAGAGACCGTCAACTTATTCACCCAAATGAGTGCCACGCTTAAAAGCGTTGGCGCCACGTCTGGGGATGTGCAGCGCCTGGTAAGTACGTTACAGAAAATTGGTACAATTGGCGGCTCTTCGCAGGAAGAAATGAATAATGCTTTGCGCCAATTTATGCAATCAATGGCTTCAGGGCGGGTTCAGGCTGAAGAATTCAACTCCATTATCGAACAAATGCCAGAGCTTGGCAGGCAGATCGCCGATGAAATGGGGATTCCATTTGATCAACTGCGACAGCAAATGTTGGCTGGTAAGTTAGATATTGGCTCAGTGCTTGAAGCAATATATAAGCAAACTGACGATGTGAATACCAAGTTTGAAGCCATGCCTCGAACAGTGGCTCAGGCAAGTAATGCGCTAGTTAACAGCTTGGGCATGGCTGTAGCCCAGGTTGACCAAAAGATCGGAGCGACAAAGTATTTCGCTAAGTTGCTCGATGGCGCTGCGCTTACTGTAAATCTTGCAGTTGGAAACGCCTCTGCTATTGACCAAATAGACCAAAAGCTCCTTAAAAACAGCTCAGATTTACGGGTGGCAGAAAAGTCGCTCAACATCGCAAAAGAGTCAGGCTCGGAATGGGCCGTTAAGCGGGCTCAGGCCACGGTTGATCGTTTAAACGCAGAAAAGCGCATACTGGCGATATCCAAGCAGACGGCTAACGATGTTCAGGCGTCCACTTCAGGCCAAACCTCAGGCAAAGAATCCCCAGATTACATCCGGAATTTGGCGGCAAAGTCAGCAACAAGCTCCGCTCAGGCAATTATCAGCGCTGGTCAGTCAGAGGTTGAAAAACTTCAAGCTCAGCGTAATCAGCTGAAAGCGAACTATGACAAAAGGCTTGTCGATAAAGAAACATATGCAAAAGCAGATGCTGTTTTAAGCCAGAAAATCTCTGATGCTGAAGAAAAAGCCAACAAGCCTGCAGCTAATGCAGCTAAGAAGCTGGCTAATGAGCAGCAATCTGTAGCAGATAAACTTGAGTCACTTCGTCAAAAATCAGAGCTTACGGCATCTTCTACCAGCGAACTTTCCAGAGAACAGGCGATTCTGCAAGCTCAGCAATCTCTTGGGAAGGCAGCGACAGCAGAACAGATTCGTCAGGCTGGAGAGTATGCGGCCAAAACTTATGATGCAGCCAAGGCTGTTAGAGACCTTGCGCAGTCTGAACAAGGCCGAAAATTTGCCACTCAGGAAATAGCCGCTGCTGCCGTAATGCCAGACGCTGTAACTGGAGCAGTGGAAAACCCAACCGCTCAGATTGACCTACAAGAACAGCAGAAGTTGGCCGCTTTAGCTAAGTATCAGGCTCTCGACGTGCAAAATGCTCAGCTGTACGAGGACGCCAAAACGGCTATTCAGCGGCAAGCAGCAAATGCACGTCAGCAGATAGCCGAAAACGAAGCCAATATGCAGTCGCAGGCCATATCTTCGATCATCGGTTCTGTTTCGCAGGGATTCGATGGGCTGGCTAACCTCGCGGCCGGAGCCGCAGGTAAAAGCAGCGGGGCTTATCAGGCCATGTTTGCTCTCAGCAAAGGCTTTGCGGTGGCGCAGGCAGCGTTGAATCTTCAATTGGCACTTTCTCAGGCATTAGCCGATCCAACGAAACTTACTACCGCCCAGAAAATTGCTGGTTATGCACAGATTGCGGCAGCAGGCGGTTCATTGCTTTCGACAATAGGCAGCATCTCCTACGGCGGCGGACGTGAGCATGGCGGCCCAGTTAACGCCAACAGCATGTACCGGGTAGGTGAGGGCGGAAAGCCTGAAATCTTTAAAGCCAGCAACGGCAGCCAGTACATGATCCCCGGCGATAGAGGCAAAGTGATCAGCAATAGCGATCTGGGTGGCTCTAGCGTTGGTAGTGGAGGTATATCAATGACGTTCCAGTTTGACATTCAAACTACTGGCGGCATTGACGAGGCCACGCAGAAGCAAATGGCTCAGATGATGCAGGCCGTCGCACTTCGCACCATCAAAGACCAGCAGCGCCCTACAGGGTTACTCAGTAAAGGAAGATAAATCCAATGCCAGAAACTTTCACATGGAGTCCGCAAAAGGGCTTCACGGTTTCGCGCGCGCCAAACGTGGTAGTCGTGAAGCTTGGCGACGGCTATGAGCAACGCCAGACCAAAGGCATAAACCCGCTGATGGACAGTTACTCACTAACGTTTGTCGGCTATGACGATGCGAAGTGCTCACGCCCGAACGCTGCGAAATCCGCAGAAGAATTTCTAAATGCTCGTATGGCCGTCGAGTCGTTTTACTGGACGCCATCAGATACGGGCGTGCAGAAGCTATTTGTATGCCGGTCATGGTCGCTAAAGAAGAACGGCAATCAGTATGAACTGACAGCCACATTTGAGCAGGTTCCAAGATAATCAAGGGGGTAATGACTCCAAATTATTGATAGTGTTTTATGTTCAGATAATGCCCGATGACTTTATCATGCAGCTCCACCGATTTTGAGAACGACAGCGACTTC